AAAGTTATTTCAGCAATTAAAGTATTATCCGACCTGACAGGCAAAAGCTCTGACGGTATGGAAGAACTTAAGAAGTCTGAAATTTTACAAATGTTGCAAACCTTGCCTCAGGCGGGGGGTGCTACACCTGAGGGCAAAGCAATGGCTGCTGCGCCAGCAGTTCCCGGCATGATGTAATAATTTTTGGAGAAATCACTATGGATTTGTTTAAACCCCGTGGTGCTGCTGCACCTCGCAACCCAACTGACAACACTCAGCAAAATGGTCAGATCGTCAACACACCTCGCTTCTCGCAAATGGGTGGTTTGAAGAACGCCGCTGCAACTGGTGTTAAAAATCGCATGATGGTTGAAAAACCCGGCGGTAAGCGCATTATCTGATGCGCTTTTTTATTGTTTATTAAAGGGGATAACCTATGTCACTTGAAGACCTTAGCTATGAAGCCCGTGATGAACTGGCTCTTTTGGCCCGTCAACTTGCTGAGAATCCAAAAACTCGCAAAGCTTTTTTACGTTTAACAAAAGAAGCCAAACCGGATATGCCGATTCCTGAACTTGAAATTGAGGATTCAACCAATTTCGCTGTTCAGAAAGCAAATGACCGAGTTGCTCACCTTGAAGCAAGACTCCAGCAAAGAGATGCGATGGAGGAATTGAACAAGCGCCGCAGCAGACTAAAAGAAAAAGGCTTGGTTGATAGCGACGAGCAGATTGAAGAAGTGGAGAAAATGATGCTGGAAAAAGGCATTACTAACCACGAAGTTGCTGCTGATTACTGGAAATACATGAATCAATCCGCTGCACCAACACCAACTGGATATAATCCGTCTGCGATTAACAAGTTTGACTTGTCAGCATACTGGAAGAATCCGGTTCAAGGTGCGCGTAATGAGGCAGCAAAAGCATTATCGGAGTTACGGCGCAATCCTAAACCGTTAGGGTTGTAATTTAAGTAGGGGATGTTTTTAGATCGGAGATAGATTATGCCTATTGGTGGCGGCATTCTTCCGGCTTCGGGTTCCACTCAATTTACTGAGTTGACCTACGTTACCCGTAGGGCATTTATCCCGAAGCTGGTAGTACAACTTTATAATTCGACACCGCTCATGGCGGCACTGATTGCTAACAGTCAGTCTGCTTCTGGTGGTGTTTCCTCTGTAACTGTACCTGTTCAGGGTTCTCAGTTCGTAAACGCTCAATGGTCAGACTACAGCGGCTCGTTCGCTCAGCCTTCTGTCCAACAGGGTGCTTACAACGCTGAATTCAACTTGAAGCTGATGATTGCGCCAGTACCGTTCCTCGGTATGGAAGGCGCAGTTCAGCAAGATGCAGCCGTTATTCCTCTGATCGAAGCGCGTATGAATGACGCGACTAACGTGATGATGGATGCGATGGCAACATCCCTGTACAACAACACGACAAACACTCAGCAGTTCACTGGCTTGCCAGCTGCGGTGTCTGATTCGGGAACTTACGGCAATATTGATCGTTCTACCTATACTTGGTGGAAGTCGAAGCAGTATGCTGCTGGTTCTGTAAACCCAACTCGTCAGAACATCCTTCAGTACATTTCCGGTACAGTCAAAAATGGCGCAGAAGTGCCTACGTTTGGCGTATGCGGCTTTGGTACTTGGACGTTGCTGGCACAAGATTATGTCGGTCAAGAGCAATACGTCTTAACACCGGGTTCCGGTTTTGATGGCGATGCAAATGGCCCTCAGTCTGGCTTCCGCGCTTTGATGGTTGCTGGCGTTCCTATTTATCCTGATCCGTACTGCCCTGAAGGAACGGTTTACTTCCTGAACAGCAACTACCTGTCGCTCTATATCCATGAGCAGGGTTCGTTTGTCTTTACAGGTTTTGAATCGACACTTCCTAACTGGCAGATTGGTTATGTTGGTGCTGTGCTGATGATCGCTGAACTGGTCAACACTAAGCCCAAATCCATGACCAAGGTGACAGGCTATAACTCGCTCACATTGTAAGGAGAAATAGTCATGTCTAGTAAAATTCTTGTAGCTGGTTCAGCAACTAACGCTGCTGGTGCATTTCTTCAAGTTTATGCCTTGGGTAATGCAACAGCAACTATTCCTGCTGGTGATTACTACATTGCTCCAACTGGTAACGTCACTATTGAACTGAATACGAACACTACTGGAAATATCAGTAATGCTTCGTATGCAGTTGTAGTTGCCAATAATACTGGTGGCTACTTTATCTCTGATGGCGTAAACATTCGCGCTAATGTTCTTGCTGGTACACCGACCATTACTCTGTTCCAAGTGAATCAGGGTCAAGCGGTCAGTGAGACTTACGCATAAGGAGCCATAATGAATGCTAACCATGTAGGTTCATTGTATCCAGATAGCTTTGGCAATTTTGGTGTTGGTCATGCCGTAACCGTTGATGTTGGTTCGGCAGCTAACGCAGTTGCACAAATTGCTATTGTGGGCGCAAGTTCGTACATTGTTCGCAGGATTACGGTTGCTAATGCAAACAAGTCGATTGCAACTGCAAATGTGACTGTTACCACCTCTAACGATGGTAATGTTTCAAATGCGGTTGCATCGCTGACAACGCTTAGCAACGTAACTAGCACTACTAGATTTCAAGATTTAACTCTTGCTGCTGGTGCTGCTACTACTGTTTACACGGCTGGTTCGTTGTTCGTCAACGTACCTGTTGCGGTATCCGGTGGAACTTGCGACATTACTGTTTACGGAGATGTAGTAACTCTATGATGACTGTATATGTGACTAACAAGTGGGAAAAAACACTTGTCGATGAATATGCGTATAAACCATATACGTTCCCTGTGGACGAATCTGTTGAAGTACCCGTAGAAATTGCCCGTCACATATTTGGTTATGGTTCTGAAAACAAGGAACCTTTTTTGGCTAGACTTGGTTTTGCTAAAACAAAGAATGACATTCCTAGCGGGTTGGAAATTCTTGCAAAATTTAGCATTACCGAATCCAAGCCAGTACAGGATCGCTCCCTATCCCCGGCGATTGACCAAGTACCCCCACCTATCCCTTTGCGGGGGGTGGGGAGAAAAGTCGAAAAAGCCGCTTAGTTATGGCAATTAAATGGCAACTTTATCCGGTTACATCACGGAAGTTCGTAGGCTGCTGCACGATGCCAACGGGAACTTTTACTCTGACTCTGAGCTAACGGACTACATTAATGAAGCCCGTAAGCAAACAGTTAGGGATACTGGTTGCCTAAGAAAAATACAAATATCACAAACCCCAATGTCGCCCGTAGCTGGTGGTGCAAATCCAGTTATCTGGACTGCTGGCGCGACTGTTGCTTTAGATGATTACGTATTTTCAAATATCTTCATCTACAAAGTAACTGTAGCTGGTATTTTGGGAGATACAGCTCCGCCTTACCCGGCAGCAAATTACAACTATCCCCCAACAACACCGTTTACTAACGGAACCGCTACGTTGCAATATGCTGGCAATTGCGAAAAACTAAATTACGTAGCATTCCCTGATAGTGTAAATACGATTGATATTCTAAATATCAACCTTTATTGGGGAAATAGTCGTATTCCTTTGCAATATTTGCCTTGGACTCAGTTCAACGCTCAACTACGTTATTGGCAAAACTACATAGGTAGGCCAGTAGCGTTCAGTGTTTACGGACAAAAAACAGCATTTATCTCTCCCGTTCCAGATCAGGTTTACACGATTGAAATGGATACGGTTGTGCTGCCAGTTGATCTTGTTTCGTCTAATGAGGTTGATGTTATTGATGAGCCTTACACTACGCCTGTTGCTTTCTACGCCGCACATAAAGCTAAGTTTAAAGAGCAGAGCTATGGCGAAGCTGAAATATACAAACAGCAATACGTTCAAGAAGTTCGCAGTGTTTTGGCAACAACCATGACACGGCGCATTCCTAACCCTTATGGCAGTCCATTTTAATTATGGCTGCGGCTGAACAAAAAAAATCATACAAAGTTATTAAGCAATTTCGTGGCGTGAACACGAAAGCAAACCGTACCGCCTTAGAAGATGGTGAGTTTTCATGGCTAGAAAATGCCATGCCTATTGGTTATGCCAATATTAAGACGGTATCAGGCGAAAGAAATACGGCAGTTACGTTTGGGAATGTAACTACAGCATTACTCTCTGCAAACATTAACAATAAAGACTATCAGCTTGCCTTCCAAGAAGACGGTCGTTGCGAATATGTTGATGTTGAGACAAATACAAAGGGAAATGTTGCTGTTGCTGGCACATTCTCTAACTCACGCATCAACATAACTCAGTACAAGGACGAGCGTGTTTTAATTGGTGATCCTAACAATGGCGTTTATAGCTGGGATGGTACTAACCTTGTATCTATCGGTTCAGTCGGATTCATAGGAATTACTAATCGTGGTGCTGGATACACGACTACGCCTTCTATCGTTATTTCTGCGCCCAATGAGACAGGTGGAGTACAGGCTCAAGCGGAAGTGATATTGACAGCAAATGCGGTCACTGGCATTGCTATTACTGAGGCTGGAACTGGCTACACAACTTCTCCAACAGTTACCATATCTGGTGGCGGGGGAACGAATGCAGCAGCAATTGCTGGTGTTACTACGTTTAAGACGGGAACCGTTACTGTTTTTGTTACAAACGGTGGCACTGGCTACACAAATGCGTCTAATACTGTAGTTACCATTAGCGGTGGTGGTGGAACTAATGCTGCTGGCACAGCTATTTTGGCTGGTGGTCAGATAAGCCAAGTGATTATGACCAACAATGGTACTGGATACACTAACGCATCCAATATCACTGTAACAATCAGCGGTGGTGGAGGCTCAAATGCAGCCGCTAGAGCAATTATTAACAGCAACCCTGTTACTGGTATTCAGACGTTCTCAGGACGCGCTTGGGTAGCTCAAGGTCGCTCTGTAAACTATTCGGCAGCAGGTTCATATTCTGATTTTGTTAGCTTGTCTTCTGGCGTATTTACGATTACAGACGCAACCCTGCGAAGCAATATTACTCAATTGCTTTCAGCTAACAACTTCCTGTATATTTTTGGTGAAGACAGCATTAACGTGTTCTCTGACGTTCGGGTAACGGATGCTGGTATTACATTATTTACAAATACCAACATTAGCGCCTCTGTAGGATCACGTTTGCAGTACGCCATATTCCCGTATTTCCGTTCTGTGTTGTTTATGAACGAGTATGGTGTTTATGCGCTGGTTGGCTCTACAACATCCAAGATTTCTGACCCGCTTGACGGAGTATTTCCTAACATAGACTTCACCACAGCAAGAGTTACGGCTGGTCAGGTATTGTTAAATAACATATTATGTGCCGCATTTAATATAAGATATAACGATTCTGGAACAAACCGTTATGTACAAGCAATATTCTTTGAAAAGAAGTGGTTTTTTTCTAATCAAAATAATCTTATCCTAGTATCTTCTATTGCTACAGGCGGTAGAATTAAGTTGTTTGGCACAAACGGTAGCAATTTTGTCGAGTTGTATGGCGATGCTAATGTGCCAGTAAATATTATTTTAGAAACCGCATTGGACGCTATGGGCGATCCTATTCGGGATAAGCAAGCATTAAAGATAGGTATTGAGGCCACATTGGGATCAACGCCTACCACCATGAATGCTTATGTAGATTCAGAAGCGGCGCAGTCTCCAGTTATTACGTTTGAGAACAGTGTTGCTTGGACGAATTATTTAGGTAATGAAATAGATTGGACAAATAATTTAAGTGTAGTTATTGGCTGGCTAGGTGCTGCTTCTGCTGGTGCTGGCTATTATTTGTATAAATCTGATGCTGAAATGTGGGGTAAATATTTAGGTATAACCATTAATAGCACATCAACACCTTTTGTTATTAACGGTTTCCAATTTGAACATGAACTAAGAACGAGGTTCTAAAATGCCAGTGCCAAATACTTTTGCGAATGCAACTACATCAATACCGTTATCTCAGCTTGATACAAACTTTGCTACAGCTATCACGCTTGGTAACACGGCTATCCAACTTGGAAATACTGTTACTACGTTAAATAACATGACGTTAGCTAACGCAACAATTTCCGGTGGAACATCTAACGCAACTTCTTTTGCCAACGTATCTATTACTAGTGGCAATGTTACAAATGCAACAATGACCAATGGTACATATACCAACTATACGGAAAGCCAAGTAAACATTGGTAACTCGTCAACTACGCAAACAATCGCGTTGTCTAACGGTACGGTTCAAACAGTAACCTTAACGGCAAACTGTACATTTACTATGCCTTCCGTTGCTCAGGGTAAGTCTTTCTTGGTGCTGATTAATTCTGGTGCTGGAGGTTTTACCGGAACATTTACAGGTGTTAAATTTCCCGGCAATACTGCCCCTACCATTACAAACACAGCAAGCCGTATGGATATTATTGCGTTTAGTTCGGATGGTACTAATTGGTACGGAACAGCTTCTCAAAACTACTTTCTATAAGGAGCTTTAATGTTTTCTTATACTAAGTTGATGCAAGCAATTGCTGCTGGTGGTGGTGGCGCACCAACATTAGTTAGTTACCTTGTCGTAGCTGGCGGCGGCGGTGGTAGCACAGAATCTGCTACTGGAAGTGGCGGCGGCGCGGGCGGGTATAGAGAATCAACATTGTCTGTTTCTGCTGGAACTTCTTATACAGTTACCGTTGGTTCTGGCGGTGCAGGTGGAGCAACTGGTAGCGCAAATCCGGGCGTTAATGGAGGAAATTCCACATTTAGCACTATAACTTCTGCTGGCGGCGGCGGTGGTTCTGGTGCAGGTAGTGGTGGTTCTGGTTTATCTGGCGGTTCTGGCGGTGGAGGTAGTTACAACTCAGGCCCCGGTGGTGCTGGTAATACCCCATCTACAAGTCCATCACAAGGTAATAACGGAGGTACAGGTGGGCCACAATCAGGGGCGCACGGAGGCGGTGGCGGGGGCGGTGCAGGTGCAACTGGTGGGGCAGGTTCTTCTACTAATGGTGGCAATGGTGGTAGCGGAACAGCTTCATCAATTTCAGGTAGTTCCGTAACCTACGCTGGCGGCGGCGGCGGGTCTGCTTTTACATTGCCACAAACAACGCCAGCAGGTATTGCTGGAACAGGTGGTTCAGGTGGTGGTGGGACAGGTAGTTTAACTGGTGGGTCAGGATCACCATCTAATGTTGCTGGAACAACTGGTTCAGCTAATACTGGCGGTGGTGGTGGCGGTGGCGGTTATTTTGCTTGGGGTCAACCCGGTCTTGCTGGTGGTTCAGGTGTCGTAATTATTTCTTATCCTTCAACTAATACAGATTTGGTATCAATTGGTGGTGGATTGACTTACACAAAAACTACATCTGGTGGGAATACAATTTACAGATTTACTGCTGGTACAGGCAACATTTCATGGTGATTTGTGAATATAAATAACTTATTCCCTACTCCGGTTGCGTTCTTTAAGTTTGGTCGTGATCTGACTGAAGCTGAATTAGAGTTCATTAAAGGTCAGGAGCATTACGCTAACGAAGGTAATACGACTAGCAAAGATCGTAAGATTCTAAAGAATAAAGAACTAACGGAGATTCGTGATTTTATTGAAGATTCGATGATGGAATACTTCAAAGCTATTCATGCTCCAAAGTTTGATGTAAGTTTGTATTTAACCCAGAGTTGGGCTAACTATACAGAAGCTGGTCAGTACCACCATAAACACGCTCATCCAAATAGCGTCGTATCTGGTGTGTTTTATCCACAGGCTAATAGAGAAGTAGATAAGATTTACTTTTACAAAGATGGCTACGAGCGAATTAAAGTTCCTGCTGCTGAGTTTAATCCTTATAACTCTGAATCGTGGTGGTTTGAAGTTGGTGCTGGAGATTTGATTCTATTCCCATCGCATCTAACGCACATGGTACAGACTAAAGAAGGTGACAATACTCGTATTAGCATAGCTTTTAATACGTTTGTTAAAGGTTATATAGGCTCAGATGAAAGTCTGACAGGATTGAATTTGAGGGAAGAATAATGGCTCACTACGCATTTCTTGACGAAAACAATATTGTTACTGAGGTCATTGCTGGTAAAGATGAAGGCGAGGATGGTATAGATTGGGAAGTTTGGTATGGTGACTTTCGTGGTCAGGTATGCAAACGAACTAGCTATAATACGATAAGCAATACCCATAGTTTAGGTGGTACTCCTTATCGTGGAAACTTTGCTGGTATTGGATACACTTATCGCGCAGACATAGATGCGTTTGTACCACCACAACCTTATGCAAGTTGGATATTAAATGCTAATGTTAAGTGGGAAGCCCCGACTCCTATGCCTACAGACGGCGGTATATATTCGTGGGACGAAGCCACTACTTCATGGATTGAAATTCAGGGGGAATAATGGGCATCCAAGCATTTACAAAACTTGGTAATACTGTAACATTTACGGCAGATACATCTGCTCCTACGGCTGTACAGGCAGTATCTACAACATTGGGCGGTAATCAATACCGTCTTATTAATGCTGGAACGAGCATTGTATTTCTTGGTTATGGTACGGATGCTGCTACTGCTGCTGCTAATGCTGCCAATGTTGCTACATCTTTGCCTTTGTTAGCTGGTACAGACGAGATTCTAAGTTTTGTGCCTAACGCTTACTTTACTGGTAAAACCGCTAGTGGAACATCTGTAATTTACATTTCTCCGGGTGACGGTTTATAAGGAACAATCATGCTAAAGACGGTTGTAACTTTAGGGGGGGGTGGTGGTAACGGTTCAGGTACGGTTACCCAAGTTAGTACAGGCACTGGATTAACTGGTGGCCCAATTACGACCAGCGGTACTATTAGCCTTGCTAACACAGCCGTTACATCAGGTGTGTACGGAACATCAACTGTCGTTCCGCAGATTACTGTAGATGCACAAGGCCGTATTACTAGCGTAGCAAACGTAAGCATTGCTTCTGGTGGTGTTGGCACAGTTACAAATGTGGCTACTGGTACAGGTCTTACTGGTGGCCCAATTACTTCTAACGGCACAATTTCATTAGCTAATACAGCGGTTGTGGCTGCTCCTTATGGCTCTGCATCTCAAGTTGGAACCTTCACAGTTGACGCACAAGGCAGACTAACTGCGGCTGCTAACGTAGCTATTAGCATTTCTGTAGCTAACGTATCTGGTGCTGTACCAAATACAGTTAATGTCATTGCTGGTACAGGCTTATCTGGTGGTGGTAACTTAGCATCTAACGTCACAGTCAGTCTTGCTAATACGGCTGTTACGGCAGGAAACTACGGTAGCACAACTCAAGTAGCTCAAATTACTATTGACGCACAAGGTCGTATTACAGCGGCAGCTAACGTCACTGTTAGCGGTGGTGGGGGTGGAACAGGAAATATAGTTTCCAATGTTGTGACAATAACTGTCGGCAATAATATTTCTTGGACTAACTCAACTAGCGTAGTTTTGTCGTGGATTAACAATTCAAGCAATGTTGTTACGTGGACGAATACCATATATTCAGTTACTAACAATAATGCAACCATTTTAGTTAATCATCCGTTATCACCGTTTGGCGTTGTCTTGCCTTCAGCTTCAACAGTAGTTGGTCAGCAATATCAGATTAAGAAGATTGATAGTTCTGCTAATGCAGTAACTGTCAGCACTACGTCCTCACAAACCATTGATGGCAACTTAACATATACGCTTGCTACGATATACAAGAGCGTTACGTTGCAATCAGACGGTTCTAACTATTATATTTTTGCGGCTGTTTAAACATGGACGGACAATTTTTATTTAATTTTGTTGTGGGTATAGCTGCGTTTTTTGGCGGCTGGACGTTGAACAACATTACTAGAATGCTTAATCGTATAGATGACGATATTCGTGAACTGCCTCACGTATATTTAAGCAAAGATGATTACAAAACAGACATTGCTGAGATAAAGGGAATGTTAGGCAAGATATTTGACCGCTTAGAGAACAAGGCTGACAAGTGAATATGGATGAATTGAGCATCGTCAAGTATGGCGATGTTGATTCCTTACAAGGGTTCTTGTTTGAGAACGGAATGCAGCATAAGTTATTCCGTGAAGTTTTGATGGATGAAGGAAAAACAGTTCCAGCGTTTCCGTTGATGGAAGCAAACCCTGACAATCTGGATGATTGGTTATTGGCGCATCAGGTAGAGCATCAATCGTTTGCTGGTTATTTAGACTTGAACAATCCTTTTAACTTGCTTGATGTTGATTGGAACAAAGAAGAAGCTTTTTATGATTGGATAGCTAACCACTATTACATTCATGTTCAGATAGCTGCTGCATTAAATCTGTCGAGTACAGGATAAATTATGGCTGATCCTCAAGAAACATCAAATTTTAACTCGCAAGAAAATAAAGATGTAATGGAGCTTGTTAAAAGAGAATACCAGCCGTCTGAAAAGATGGATGTTATTGATATTTTGAAAAAGTCTGCTGGTTCCAGAGGAGCTGATCCTGTTCAAGTTAATAATGAATTAGCACACATGGTTAATTCTAGCCCTGATGTTCGAGTTATTAGAACTAATAATTCCTTGTTTATTTATTTTAATCACCGAAATGGTAATGTAAAAGTTTATTTAGAAACGGCTGATAAACCTAGAGAGTTGATTGATAGCATTAAGCAATTTGGATTGGTTATGAAAAAAATTGGATTTAAAACAGGGCAGTTTGATGTGCAAAATCCTTTGATTTTAAAAGCCGTAAGAATGGCTGGAATACCAGTTTCCGTTCAATCAACAAATATGATTTCTCCCGATGGTAAAACACCCGCAATGTCAGCGGTAATGGAGTTTTAATATGGGTCATGCCTTTGTAAAACAAATTTATGACGCAATGCAGAAGTCCGCTAATACAGGCGGTATGGATGAAAAAACAGCAGCTATTGTTAAAACAATTCCACCACCCCCGCCGCCGCAACCAGACCCTATTGTGTCTGCTGTTTTTACTATTGTTGGAACAATAATACTTACTCCTATTCTTGGCCCTCCTTTGGCTGCCGCAACATCTTCTGCCGCTGTAACTGCGGCTAACGGAGGGGATGTAAAACAAATAGCAACTGCTGCCACATTGTCTTATGTAGCAATTAATCCAAATTTAAGCTTGACTCAAAAAATTGCTGCATCTTCTGCTGTTCAATTAGCAAATGGAGCAAAACCAGAAGACGTTGTTAGAAATGCTGTTGGCACTGTTGCGGCTTATCAAGTTCCTGAAGTATTAAAAAACATTAACAAAGAAATTGCTAGTTTTGCTCCAAACACTGTTCAAGATACAGTTAAAAGCGCAATAGTTAATGCTGAAAACCAAGCCGTATTTGCTCTCATAACAAAGCAAGATGTGGCTGCAAATGCCATTGCTGGTGCTGTTGGTGGAACTGTAGCTGATGTTTCTAAGTATGGATTTGATGATCCAATAGCGCAGAAAGCAATTGGTGAATACGCAAAATATATTTCTTTAGGTGTATTGCCTCAAGACGCTGCTGCTTTTGCTGCATCTGATTACGCTATTGATCTAGCTGTTGCTGAAAGCAAGAAATCTACGGGAGGTATGCTTCCCACTTCTGCATCAGCAGGATCAAGAATAGGTTCGTTGTCGGCATCTACAGGCGATATTGATTTAACGGTTCCTTCTGAAATTGCAACAAAGGCACAATTTAGAACAATGCCGGGCGAAGTTGGCGAAAACATTATTCAATATACAGATAAAGATGGAATTGTTACTTATCAAAAAAGAGTTACTGCTCAAACACCTATAGGTAACAAAATTGGTTACACAATTGTTTATGATCCTGAGCTAAATAATTTTAGTTATGAGTATCGTACTGGAACAGAAACAATATCTAGTGCAGCGAAACCATCATTAACAACACCTGATGCTCCTCAAGTGATTTTGCCTTCTAGACTTGCTGGCGCTCAAACTGGTCAACGGATACAGGGTGAAGATTTTGGTGTGCCAACGGTTAGACAACAAACTACTCCTTCATCAGTAGAAGAAATGCCTACACTTTCATTGCTTCGTAGGGTAAGAACTGGTCAAGAAACAAGGCAAAATGAAGCTCCGTTACAGGTTGATGTTTATGGCGGAACAGAAGCAGATGTTTCTCAACGAGAAAGAGCATTACCTCCAACAGAAACAGTTGCTCAACGAGATATACCGGAAACACAAAGACTTATTCAACCTTCTGAAACAGAAAGCTCAAGAAGGGTTAATGAGGAAGAAGAACCTGTAGCACAAAGAGAACCATCAAGCTCAATAATTCTTGATTTGATTTCTGGTGGTGGAAGACAGGCAACTAGACAGCAACGCACGCCAAATGAAAGACAAGCCGCAAGTATGCAAGCTTTATCACAAGCGTTAAGTGTTGGTGATCCGGGTGATGCTTTGTTTGGTAGTGGATTAGGCAGACGCAGGAATGTTTGGAACGTAGAATCCTTGAGACTTAAAGACGAATTGGGTGGCTAAAATGTCAAAACAAATTGCTAGACTGTTAAAAACCGATGTTATGGCTGATATAGATATACCAGCTATTGCACAATTTTTACAATCACAAGGAAGGCGCGGCGACACTATCCTAGCGCACATCAATGCTAAAGAAGCTGAGATGCTAAAAAAGATGGGTGGCGCAGAAGAACGAAACCCTGTTACTGGATTGCCAGAGTATTTTAGCATTGCTGATTACGGCTCTGGTTACGGCGCTGATTACGACCAATCAGTCGCAAGTAATAATCTAAGACTAGCAGACGAAGATATGTTTTATAGTTCACCTCGTTCTGTAACAAGTGATTACTCCCCAACGCAATATTCTTTTAATCCAGCAATGGAATCACCTATTGATATTGATAGCGCTGCTACTGGAAATGCTGGTCAATTTAAAATGAATAGACCTGATAGCAGAGAATTTTTAGATAGGTTTAGTGTACCCGGTCTTCGCATGGATAGGCCTGATGTGCAAGGCGTTCGTGATTTTGGAGGAAGTGCTTTAGCTCCTGATCTAACTGTTCCAGAAGGTCTTAATATATATTCTAGCCAATCTGCATCAAATGCAAGAGAAATGGCAAATAGGGATTTGGCTAGAGAAAGAGGTACTCCCGGCATGATGGATCGTGCTTCTGCCGCTACAGGCTTATCTAAAGAAGCTCTTGCTCGTTTAGGTTTGGCTGGATTAGGAACCGTTCAGGGAATAATGGCTTCTAGGGAAGCGTCAGAGCAAGGCCGTCAAGCTCGTCGTGAGACAGAAGCATTAGCCCGTCCGTATCAACAGCGTGGTCAACAGTTGACTGAGCAAGCGCAAAGCGGTGAGTTGACCGCAGCAGGACAGCAACAACTACAAGCTCTACGTGCTAGGTTGGCACAAGGCGCTGAAGCTAGAGGTGGTGTAGGCGCTGCACAGGCTGCTGCTCAAGTAGAGGCTTTCCGTCAAAACCTGCTACAAAATCAGTATGATTACGGACAGAAGATTAGCAATATTGGCGACCAGTTAATGTTAGGCGCTATACGTACAGGTTTAGAAGCTGACCGTTATGCGGCTGGTCTTTCTAATACGTACTTTACTAATATGGCTAGTATTGCTGCTGGTATGCCTGTTCAATCTGGAGGTGAGCGTTAATGGCTACTGCACTAGATTCTGCACTAGGCTTGTCATCCCTGCCAATAACGTCTAGGGTGATGAGTAAAGCTACAGGCAAAGACCCCGCACAGATTACGGCTGGTGAGATGTTTCCTGCCATGCAAGAGCGTCGAGGTGAAGAACTAAGGATTCGCCAGAGCATTGCAGACACAGAATCTCAACTTGCTGGTAAAGAGCAAGAGCAAAAGGTTGCTGGCTTAGAGCAAAAACAATCTTTGCAGCAGGTTCAAGCTACAGAATTACGTGATCTGCCTGAACGCACTAATCTAAATCTTGCTAGAGAAGAATTAAATAATGCTGCGTTTGTTCCAACAAAAGAAAACGCACAAGATATAGCTACTATATTTAGTCTTGTCGGAATCATTGGCATGGCTATAGGTGGTGGAGCTAAAGACAATGCTTATGCCGCTATGTCTGGCATGAACGGAATGCTGGAAGGTTATAAAAGAGGTCGTGCTGACGTTTATAAGCGTGAGCGCGATATGTTTGACAAGAATCTCAAAGCTTTGCAAACAAAGGTTCAAACTCTACAGCAAGAACTAACAGAGGCTATTCAGCTTAAACAGCAAGACTTCAAGGCTGGCGAGACTGCTATCGAAATAGCATTAGCTAAGTCTGGTTCTGACCTTCTTGATCTCAAGCGCAAGAAGAATGGCGATATGGCTGCGTTGGAAACTGTTGTCCAGACAGGCAAGGATGTTGATTCTCTTGTCAAAATGTCTAACGACCAGTCTAAACAAGCAGAAGATCGTAAGTTTAAAGAAAGAGAATTGCAGCAGCAGGAGCGTTTGCGTCTTGCTCAAATGGCGCAGACAAGAGCGCTTGCTGAACTAAAAGGCACTACTGGCGGTATAAAGATGCCAGCCAAGCTGCAAGAGGCTTACATTGCTGACAACCAGCTTCGTGTTGACATTAGTTCTTTGAAGAATCAACTGCAAGACCCGCAGCTTGTTCAGCAAATTAAACAGTACGGAGTAGAGTCTTTCTTGTCAGAAGAAGGTGGCAAAGCCATTTCTCAAGTAATGCAGCGTCAAATGCCTGACAAGTTAGCCAAGTTCTTAACGGAAGTTAGGGATATGCGTAACAACTACTACCTGACTATTTCTGGTAAAGCCGTTACTGGTGGTGAAGCATTGCGTAACTACGGAGTTGTGCCGCAGCCCGGTGATTCACAGCAACAGATGCTTAACAAGTTAGACGGTATGGAACGCCGAGTAGGTCAAAAGATTAACGCTATTCGCGGTCTGTATAACGCTCCAGACATTTCAGGTTCGTTGTCTCCCGGTACGCCAACGATGGTTAATCCTAACGAAAACTATTCAGTTAGAACTAGCGAACAACCTGCGGCTAGTGGTGGAGCAACCCAACGTCCATCATTTGCAAGTGAAGCGGCGGCTGACGCAGCGTTTGAAATTGGAAATATCCAAGATGGAACGCCAATTAATGTTGGCGGTAGAAACGCTATTTATAGGGCACGATAATGGCTATCGAATACGAAGACACTCCGCAGCCCGTTCGTGGTCGTATTGAGTACGAAAGCGAACCTGCTGCCCCTAAACGCGAACAAGGAATTAGGGATCGTGTTGGGGATATTGTTACGTCCACTGGATTTGGTGCGGCTGCTGGTGCTTTCACTCCAGAAATAGCTATGGGTACTGGTCAGTTACTAGAGAAGGTTCCCTATAAGCCTGTACAAATGACTGGTAGAGCTATGAAAGCTGCTGTTCCTAGTTTAACAGGCGCAAAACAACGTGTTGTAGGCTCACTTGCTGGTGGCTTTAGTGGTGCTACTGGCGAGACTGCTGGTCAAGTAGCTGAGTTAGCTGGCGCTCCTGCCCCTATTGCTGAGTCTGCAAGGATATTAGGTAGTCTTGCGCCCATAGAAATACTTACTACTGGTGCTAGAGGCGTATCTGGCTTACTAAGAACAGTATCTCCTACTGCCGCTAATGCTCGTATGGCATTGCGTAGTGTGATGGATGATGTTGGCGCTGCTAATCTTGCTGGTGCTAAGCGTGAAGAAGTCATGCGGCGCATTAACGAACTGCGTCAAGCTCCGTTTACTACAGACGCACAGAAAAAGCTTTATGACGTTCTAGCTAAAGATGTACAGACAATGACGGGTGCTGCTTCACAAGAAGCACAGGCTTTGGAACGATCAGGAACCCGTGAAGGTTTAGAAGCTCAGCGTAGAGCAAAAGGTTTTGCTGGCTTAAGTGGTGAAGTAACAGAAACAAAAGCAACCATCCTTCAACGCGCTAAAGATTCGTTACGTAATCTTGGTGACGCTACACGCGAACTATCAGACGTTGGTAGAACCCTAAGAGATAGGATTGTTGCTAGGTTTGATGAGCAATCATTGAATAGGTCTAATGCTTACTTAGAGCAAAAAAAAATACGCGATGATGCAGTACGAGCAAAAGAAGACAACGGCATTCTTGTTAATTCATTGCCTGAATTTAAAACAATGATTAGTGATCTACGCAGCAAGTTGCTGATAGGTCAGGAAGCAAGAAAGCAAACTACTGCTCCTGTTACGGAGAAGGGATTGCTAAATGCTTACAACAATATCTATGAGGCCGTAAGTGGTCGCAGAGTAATGGCTGGAGTAAATGAACAAGGCAATCCTGTTTATAAGACTTACCCAAGTTCGTTTGAAGCTTTGGATGCTGTACGCCGCAAGCTTGGTGATGTTGCGTTTGGTAAAGAAGTTGCTGGCTATGAAGGTTTAACTCGCAAGGTTGCCGAAGACTATTACATAAAGCTAAGCAACATTCAGTCTAAGTATGCTGGTGAAGCTCAAGATGTTCTGCAAAGAGATTATGAGATTGCTTCTCGCTTGATAGACAAGTTCAAAACCAAGGCTGGTGCTAAAGCTACAGCAATGGATCGTATAGATGCAACCAAGTTTGCTACTGATGATAAGTCTTTGCCGGGCACATTCTTTAACAGCAGACAGTCTGTTGCTGACGCTATAGAGTTGGTGGGTGATGCGGCTCTGGTTGAACGTCAAGCAGCCGACTTTGTGGCTAAGAACTTAAATGGCAAGGATGCTTCTGCTGCTAGAACATGGATTAACAGTAAGCAGAACTCTGACTTTCTAAGCGCGTTGCCTAACGTGCGTAGATCAGCAGAAGCTTACATAACTAACTTAGAACGTGCTGAAGCTAGAGCTGCTGGCGCTTCCAAGGTAGGAGAAAGATTAAAAGCAGAACAAACAATAGCTACCAAAGAGGCGGGAAAAGCCCCTGAACTTGGCGTTAAAGAAGCTAGGAATGTAACTGAGCAAGCGCAGAAAGAAGCTGACAGGATTCTAGGCACTGCTGAACCTGCCGCCCGTGTAAGCGAGATTATCTTGTCAGGTGATCGAACTCTGTGGGATCGTATAGCTCCTGCTATTGCTGCTGCCCCCAAGGGCAGAGAGATACTAGGTGAGTCTGTGCGTCAGGTGCTAGCTGACCGGGCTACTCAGGGTGTATTTGGTGCTATGCGTTTTTATGAAACAAGCTTAAAAGATTCTTTGCTAAGAACTGGTTTGATAGGTAGGAGAGAAGCGGATCAGATTAGCCGCCAGCTAGATGAAATTGCTAGTGTTTCAATTTCTGAGGCTGAGAAGTTGACGTTTATGGGTAGATTAATTAAAAATGCAATTGTTGGTTATGCTGTTCCTAGAGCTGGAACTGGAACAGTCAACAGTATCGGGGATGCAATAAACCAGCGTGGTCAAATTAACTCTGCTGCGCCCAACTTAGGAGCAAGATAATGATGTACGGTAAAGATTACTCAAAGCAGGAAATGCGTAAGATGGAAGAAGATACTCGTCGTGCTGGCGAGAATGAGGTTCGTGGCTCTGCTGAGGCTCAGAAGAATCTAGGACGCACTCTCAAGCCATCTATGCCGCAGCGTATGGGCAACCGTAAGATGAAGCGCTAGGAGACTGCTATGCCAATGATTAAAGGTTTCAGTCAGAAGTCTATGAGCAAGAACATTTCAAAAGAGATGAAGCGCGGCAAGCCTCAAAAGCAAGCCGTTGCTATTGCTTATAGCGTTGCACGTAAAGCAAAGAAAGAAACTAGAGGCCGTATGCGATGAGCAGGAAAAAGGATAAGGGGATAAATCCTGAACTTGAAGAAGCAATTAGTAAGTCTTTGAAAGAAGTGATGGCAGACACTACCGCCAGCATTACTGAAAAGATGAAAGTTATAGACCGCGCTTTGAAGCTGGAAGCTATTAAATTAAAGCTAACAGATGACGAGTGGGGAAGTGGGTTTGCAACTGATGAAGATGAGTAGTATTATCCGAATACCATTGTTATAAGGGGATATTCATGGATGCTACTTCTATTATCAGAATCGCACTTACTGTATTGGCTGGCAGGTTAATAGTATTTTTGGCTTTAGGCATGGTTTGCGGTATGACTTCGTGGGCGATGTGGGGGCCGCAATGGGAAAGATTGGTTGCGCTATGTATCTTTTCCATATTTACCTTTTTGGTTTTGCGTAAAGACAGGAGTTTAAACGATGAAAAAGTATCAAACGAATAACCAGCAAGTCGGTACAGCGATGCGTCCTCAGTTGCCTTCCGATATGAGTGCTAACGGTGATCCGTACTACAAGTCTGGAACTCTACCTAAAGGCGGCTTTCAATCTATGTGGTGTTTCAGCGGTTCTAGTGATCGCAAGAACAGTCCTACTGATATGGTGAAAGGCCAGAAAAAGGTTTATTGATGGCTAATAACATACCGTTTCAGGTTAAAGGAAAAACTACCCGGATCAACCTGACTACTTCTGCAAACACAGTAGCGATACTGGCTGACAATCCAAGCAACCAGTTGCGAATCCATAATGGAACTGCCGCAGAAGTATTTCTGCGCGTAGGTACAAGCGCATCGGATGCAGCCGTTATTCCTGTTGCTGGTACACCTGCTTATGGTTTTGTTTTGCACAACAATGGCACAGTCATTATCACTACGCCAGCACAAGCCAGTGAAGGAAACACTTGTTTTGTATCTGGCATTGTTGCTTCTGGAAACGCGATCATCTACGTTACTCCGGGCGAGGGGCTGTAAATTGACCCGCTTACCCTCCTTGCCGCCGCCAACACCGCAATCGCTTTGGCGAAAAAGGCGTGTCAACTTTATAAAGACATTAAGGGAACGGCAGGAGAAGTAAAGGAAGTGTTGGATGATCTCAAGCTGCAATTTAGCAAGATACAAAATCCAACTCCAGCGCAAAAAATGCAGTACAACGCCGAAGTTCAGCGTGTTCAAGAAATAGCTAAAGCTGATCCGCATGATGTGTACACGGAAATTGGCAACCAGCTTGGTGCGTTAATGGATGCTTACGATGCAATAAGCAAAGCATTCATTAAAGAAGAAGTAAGCGCTAAGTCTGTGTACAAGGGTGATGAATCAATAGCCCGTAGAGCATTGAAGCGTATTTTGATACAAGCTAGATTAGATGCGATGCTTGTAGAAATACGAGAGATGATGGTGTATCAAGCGCCTAAAGAATTAGGTTCGCTATGGAATAAGTTTGAAGAAATGTGGGGTAGGATTGTTGCTGAGCAAGAGATTGCTCTTGTTGCTGAGCGCAGACAAGCTGAGTTAGCAAAATGGCGACTGGCAAATATAAAAAGAAAAATCAAGGAACAGACAGCGCTAATTATCGCGGTGCTGTTCATAATGTTGTGGTTCCTATGGCTAATGATAATGATAAGGATGAGCGCGACATACCGTGGTCTTTACTCATCGCCGTGGTGGTCTTGTGTTTTGTGCTAGTGATTGCTCTCCCGGTTATGGGAATCATGTACATGGACATGAACAACGCAACAATCGCAGCGATGGAAGAAATAAAGAAGATGCGCGAACTAAGAGCAAAGATATTAACTCAGATGCAGGGTGAATAATGCTTACAATCTTTTCAACATTAGTGTCGTTCTTAATGGGTGGCCTACCCAAAATACTTGATCTGTTTCAGGATCGCGCAGATAAATCTCACGAACTAAAGCTGGCTCAGATGCAGACAGAGCGCGAGATGCAACTAGCTGCCGCAGGATACGCAGCCCAACAGCAAATAGAAGCTATTAAGCTTGATGAGATAAAGACTCAGACAGCATCGGATGAGAGGCAAGCCTTAATAGGCGCACAACAATCTGAGATGCAAGCTATCTACGCCCACGATACAAGCCTAAACGAAGGTACAAGTCAGTGGATGAAAGACTTACGCGCTAGTGTCAGGCCAGTAATTACTTATGGGTTCTTCTTCTTACTGGTAGGTATTGATGGTGTGCTGGCATACAAAGGATTGACTAGCGGCGTTGACTTTAATGCGTTGGCTGACCAGTTATGGGATAACGAGACTCAAGCGTTGTTCGCTGCTATAATAAGCTTCCATTTTGGAGGTAGGGCATTTGGAAAATGACAATCGGACTATATGCAGTAGTAAACAAAAACACAGGTCAAACTTACATTGGAAGTAGTAAACATGTTGAGTTAAGGCTTATTCACCAAAAGTCTTTTTTAAAGACGGGGCATCCGTGCATGATTGCTGCACTTAAAAGAATGCCCATAAACATAGATGATTTTGATTTTAAAATAGTTGCGGAAACAAAAACTATTGAAGAAGCCAGAGAATTAGAAACAGCTTTTTTAGAGTGTTTTTGGGGAGATTGGCTATACAACAAAGCTGTACACGCTAACGGCTCTAAAGGGGTTAAGCGTGATTACGACACGTACTCAGCCGGGGCTAAAAAACAATGGAGCGATCCAAAGCAAAGAGCTAAAAAAATGGCAGCTATGAGAGGTAAGCGCGAAATAGTTGAGTGCCCTTATTGCGGCAAAGAAGGTGGCGGCGGAAATATGCGTAGGTATCACTTTGAAAAATGTAAATCAAAATGATAAGCCCCAAGGCTCTAAAGATGATCTCGCATCACGAAGGTGTGAGAACTAAGCCTTATCGTTGTCCAGCAAAGCTTTGGACTATCGGAGTAGGCCATGTCATTGATCCTAACCACGGTAAATTAAAGATTGAAGACAGAGTGGGGCTGCCATGTCCTGAAGGTTGGAACCGCACATTCACAATGGAAGAAGTCAATGCCATACTTGCAAAAGACCTTGAGAGGTTTGAACGAGGAGTTCTTAAATATTGCCCTGCTGCTGGCAGTAAGCAAGGCTGGCTGGATGCTTTGGTTAGCTTCAGTTTCAATGTAGGTTTGGGAACATTACAGCGCAGTACATTACGCCAGAGGTTCAATCGTGGTGACTATAATGGTGCGGCAGAGGAGTTTCTGAAGTACACAAAAGCTGGTGGCAAAGTCCTTAAAGGATTAGTTAATCGTAGGAATGATGAACGCGCATTATTTATGGCGGGGTAGAAATGGCTAAGAATCCTAGTTTAGCTGTAGGGCGCGGTGAGAAGCTTCCAGCAAGCAAAGGCGCTGGCCTGACTGCCAAGGGTAGAGCTAAATACAATCGTGAGACAGGAAGCGATCTGAAGGCTCCTGTTACCACTAGCAAGCCTAGCAAGTCTGAAGCTGGTAGACGGGCATCTTTCTGTGCAAGGATGGGTGGGATTGTTAAGACAGCAAAAAATTCTGAACGTGCTAGAGCATCTATGAGGAGATGGAAATGCCGATGAAACCCGGACTGTATGCCAACATCAATGCCAAACGTGAGCGTATAAAAGCAGGTAGCGGTGAGAGAATGAGAAAGCCGGGAAGCAAAGGCGCTCCCACGGCTCAATCATTTATTCGCTCCGCGAAAACAGCCAGTAGAAAAAGCAAGCGGTAAGTATCAAACAAATACCAGCGCCTACTAATAAGCCAGCAACAAACGTAATGATGGAGAATGTTTCCATAGTTACGGCTGCGCTAAGAGGCTGCGTATTTCGGCAACTGGCATACCTAACTTCTCATGAATAACGAGAATGTGACCAGCACTGATCTTCTTTTTGCCATGACGATACCTGCTTATGTCTGGCTTGCTTATCTTTTTATCAAAGAATTCATAAAGCCTTGCATCATTCTTTAGGCTTTTTGTTTCCATGATGTAATCGAACAAAGCAAAGTCTGGTCTTTGTATGTATTTTTCTTCAGTCATGCTGTCTCCTTATGGTGCTGGAATAAGTTTTCCATCAAATGCGTAGGTTCCTATATGCGTCAAACCTACCCACGGTGCTGCATATATCTCACCACCGTTATCTCTCCATGTCTTACAGAAGTGATAGTCCTCTGACAGCAAGCGCTTAGTCTCTGGCTCTATGCTCTCTGTAAAGTATTGGCTAATCTGTTCTGCCCCTATATTTCCAGACAGATCAGTAACGTCATTGACGTACCAAGGAACGATAGGCTTTAGCTTTTCAAACACTTCACGCTTAATCAGCATGAATCCTGTGCCGCCATTCCAAATTTCCACTGGCTCATTTACTGGAACCGTAGCCTCACCTACATAGTTCTTTAGATTCACTACGAAAGAACCTGTGTGGTACTTCAAATGACTGTCAGGCACACCAGACTCTATTGCCTTGCGTACTCCTGCCCAATTAACTTCTTTCTTGGGGTAGATACCGCAAATAACATCTTTGTCTGACTCAATCATTTGCAAGAAGTCAGCAGGGTTGAACTGAATGTCTGCATCTATGAACATCAAATGTGTTGCGTCTGACTTCATAAAGCCATGCGCTAGAGCATTCCTGCCGCGAGTAATCAAACTCTCGTTGAACATAAATGACATCATGCTCTGTATGTTGTTGTCTCTTAGAAGGTTATTCAGTTGCAGCAAGCTTTGCGCGTAAAAACCGTAGCATTGGCCTCCGTACATCGGGCTGGCTATAAATATTTTTTTCATTTGTTCATCCTGTAAAACCATTTGTCTGCTCTGCGCTGACAGTCAATGCTGTAACCGTTAGCTCTGAGTTCTGAAATAATGCTATTGACAGCACACACTCCCGCCTTCTGGATAATATCTAGCGTTGTGTATTCCCCTCCCCGCTCCAAAAGATTTGCGACTTTCTGTAATCGTTCAGACTTATCAAAATTTGCAGCATTCACGATATATCCTCCACTCTAATGACGTATCTGCCTTTACTGTTCTTGCGCCAGCCATGTACATGAATCTTTATTCCAGCATCTCTGACAAGCGCAACCGTGGTCGATTCTTGAATCTTCTTTATGCGGTTAGCAACAGCAGAAGCCGTTACCTGTACCGCCAGAACTTCATCCTTACGTATAGCGAGAATGTCGCACCACCCCCACAAGTCTTTCCTTTGTTTGGTAAAAGAATTCCACTTCTCTACAATCTCGCAGTGGTAGCCTTGCTCTCTTAAATACTCAAGACTTCGTTGTGTGGGTGAGCGACTAGCAGCCATAATTATTTGTAGATTGGTTCATTTTGACTATGCCATTCTTTATGACACTTCTTGCACAACTCTCTAATATCCAATGGTTTTGTATAGTCATCATGATGAGCCTCTACTAATTTATTACTTCCACAAACAGAACAAATTTTTTTAACAATCAATCTGCCGTCACGTATAGCGTTACCAACGATTACTTGTGCAGCTCTAGCCATTGGGAACTTTTCAATATATTTCTTATGCGCTTTAGCATGAGCCTCTTTTCCTTTAGGACTTTGTGAATACTGCTTTCTTGCTTGAATCCTATGAGGTAAGTTTGCCCTTTGTTTGTCATATTCCTTTATCTTTTCTATGTTTTCATTCCTGTGTTTTTTAATACGGGACTTAACACATTCTTTGCACTTGTTTAAATATCCATCAAGCATTGCTTTATGAACATAAAATTCTGATAAAGTTTTGTCCTGTTTGCACTCGCTACAAGTTTTCATAGTTACCCTCCTATAATTAGAAAGGTAACTATATCATATACCATTCTAGAATGGGATTTGATCATCGTGTGGGCTGTACTCTCTTACTGTGCTGCCCTCAGTAGGTTTCTTGTAGCTAGGATCAGGAACAAAGTTATCTTGCGCTAAAGATATAAGCTCACCTACTGGAGTAGGTTTACGCCAACCTGCAAGCTTGACCCACTCACCTTCTTTAATGTCTCTGTCAGCAGTAAAGCCACCTTTAAGGTGAGGTTGTGTATCTGTCTTGCGCTTGTCGTTCGTAAACAGAACGCCCTTACCCGGTCTTTCATTATGGTTCTTCATACTTCCTCCAACGAATTAGCAGCCGCCATTACTTTCATTTTGGTAGGCGCATCTAGTTTGTCTATTACTTCACCGTTTGCATCTTTAAGCATCTTTAGCTTTTCGCGTTTGGTATCACTGCTAAGCTTTTGGCTTGCCTTTATTTTGTGAACCATGTCGTGAAAGGAAATCTCCCATTCTGCTAAATCCGTAGATTCGCTGAACGGCTCCTGTATCCCCGGCACGTAGAGAGGCAAAAAAGTCTCACCTTCTTTTTTCTCTTTGGCCTTTTTTATTTCCTCAACCACCACTTCCGCTTTCCCCATGTCAACTTCCTGAGTTTGCTTCTGCGGCTCCATGTCCTGAACTTCCTCTGGCGTGTAAACACCTGCGACACAGCCGGGATATACGGATCGGATACCTTCTGAGATGCAACGCGCTCTGAGCATAGCTCTAGGATATTTGTGCCATCCACTACCCGGTTTAACCAGCCCGATATTCTTCCCCATCTCGATAGTCCAAGTGACAGACAAAGACCCACCAGCGGGATGACTAAAAACACCAGTAACGCAATCATCTGTGTATTCCTTCCACTCCACCTTCCCACCCGCTTGCTGGAACCTAGCCATCATTGCGTCTGCTTTCAACGCTGGCCTACCTTGGATAACGTGATAGTCACGCGCAGCAGCGGCAGGGTGAGAACCTTCTGCCTGTGCTATCAACATCAACGCCATAGCTTCCTGTTCTGTCTTGACGTTAAACAATCCAGACTTTGCTATAACTACTGCCATCTTTTCTATGTCTTGGTACGGAACTAAGTTACTCATCTCATCCCCTTATTTAAGTAAGAACCTACGTGAACCATTTACTTCAACTACAAACTTTTGATAAACGTCTGGCATAGCCTGTTTAAACAAATCGCTTGAGAACTTCATAGATGCTTTAGAGTTACGCCATGTGACAAGCGTCTTTCCATCCACGCTAACGAGCGAACCCTTCGTACCCATATATTCCCTAATCGCAACCTCAACCTTCTCCGCTTCGGTTTCAAGAAGTTTGATTCGTGCCTTGTATTCACTAAGCACAACGCAAGCCTGTTCAACCGCACCTGTTGCAGTTGCGACTTCCTCACTTGAAGTAGGCCAGATAAGCTTGGTTGATTCAACATCACTAGCCTGTGGCTCGGCATTCGATACAACAATGCCCCAAAACTTTGCCATCTCTTTGACAAGCTCATCCTTCATTTCCTGAGTAATGTTGAAGTGGAATGTTCTGAACTTTTGTCCACCAAACAAGACCGCAAGATAAATCTCATCCACGTTATGACAGGCAGCTTCGTGTATGAGTTGCGCCATATCAGCAGCAGGAACCATGTTTGTTTCTTCGTCGAACTTAGACATAACGCCCATGTTGTAGTTCTTGCATTCAACGAGTATTCGTCCATCTGCACTGATGTAGTCAAAATGAGATTTAAGCCACGCTTCAGTCTTATGCGAAAGAACATAGTCAGCGTCCTTGAGTTCTATCTTGTGCTTGTCTTGGAACAGTCTGGCAATGGTTGGCTCCATCACCTTACCCATTTGTACTTCTTCCACCTCAGATAAGTCAGGCGGCTCCTTCTTTCCCTGCTTAACCAAGATTGCATCAGCAGCCCGACCGTTAGCTGCTAGTCTGGAATCACCTGACCACCATGCTGCATTACGTACCTCTGGTGCAAAATCATCTGTGTTTACGCTTGTCATGTATTTTTCTCCTTTAGTTTGGCTTCGATGTCATGGGCATAATCTAAAGTATTAAAAAAATAGTTCGTAACGCGTTTTTCTGCCATCAATTCATATTCATCATCCGTCAGCCCTACCCATTCGCGCTGTGGCGGGGTCGAAAGTAGTGTTAGTGCATGGCGTAGTTGAGTTGCAAGCCACTCAGAAAACTCTTTTGCTAAAACTTCTGGTTCATGTTCAAGCACATCATTGATTTGAAATGTTTGAACTCCGATTGAAAAGAAAATGTGATTATGTGCAATCCACACATCCCACGCCACCGGCTCCGGTTCAAGCTGCCGATGCTTACGCCAAAATCTCTGAAGCACTGCTTTTTCAGTTGGGCAACCATCATCTTCAATGCAAGGCATATCGCATTGTTCTCGCTCCGGTTCAGGTTCTCTTAGTCTGGCGCGTAAGGTTTCGATTGCTTGTGTTGCTAAACCCCATGCTTGGTCGTCTAATCTTCCTGTAGCTCTAGAGTTCTTCAACGCATCTAGTACTTGCTGCGCTTCTTCGTGTGTTAAGTTAATCATGTGTTCTTCTCCTTCAAGAAGTCAGCTACTGCACGTAGCACACCCCTACCTAACTCGCCTTGCCCTAACTCTTCGGTGTAGAACTCTAACTCTTCGTCCGTTAGCCCAACCCATTCCTTATCTGTAGTTTGTATAAGCTTTTCAGACGAACGTATTGCAGGTAGAGGGGTTGTAGTTAATCCAAATTCACGGTCAGTCATCCTGCCACCTTGCGCGAATAGCTGCGTCAAACATTGCTTCAAACTGCTGCGCTACAAATAAAGCATCATCGTCATTTAAATCATCAAGTTTGATTTCTCTACCTGAACTTGTCTGAACAAAATCAGACTCTTTAGGCAAATGGTTATTCCTAAACCAAGTGATATACGCTTTAGCGTCTTCTGGTGTCATTGCAAATCTCCCCTAACAGTTGGTTGCAGTATGTGATCGGCAATCTCTTGTCTATCCACACCTGTCATATCTAATATCGTTGACAGTAGTATTAGAGTGGCTGCTCCCCATCCTGCTAGGTCATTACCGAATTCATCCTCCAGTACCGCTGTAAGCCTCTCTATGGCGCGATTAACGTCATCTTCGTCATAAGGTAGGGGCTTCACGCATAGCCTCCTCAAGCTCTTTTAAACGCTCTTGTCGGTCGCTCTCTGCTTCTCTGTTTAGAACGAAAAGGGTAGCTTTATCGCCGCAGTGGTCTGGCAGTTGTGTGCGTCTCTCTGCGTGACAGTAAGGGTATTCAGCGTTACCAGTAACTAAATCAATACTGGTTAGCTTGGGGTGTATGCAGCGGTCACGTTGACCGTGAGGTGTACCGTAGAAAGTGCAATCAACACACACTTTAATGTCTTTCAAATATGTCATTTCCTAATCTCCCTTTAGGGTTGTCTAATTTAGTAGCAGTTGGTTGTGCAGTTGTTACCGTAGCAGCAGGTACTACAATTTACGCAACGTCCTGTCTGGTCGCAATAGGTGTGATACGTGCATGAGGCGTATACAAATGGGGCAGTAATAGCCAGCCACAAAGCGAATAGATACTTCATAAATCCTCCTAGTTGTAATTTAAAAAGATACTGCAAACGCAATGTAATTGATTATCAGATTATTGTCTATGAATAATAATTATGGGTTTGTAGATAGCAATAGGGACTATCTATCTGTGGATAACCTGTGGATAACTTTATCTGGCATGGTTCTTGATATATATAAAGTCTATGAATAGTTCTTTATACAAAGAACTATCGACTATTTTCTTTATCTCAATAGAAAAACATATAATAGGTGCTTAAAAATTAAGCAGTAACATTTACTTAACTCTTTTAGGCTTCGGTGTTTTGAATCCCATAGCTCTGAACTTGGCTCTCAGGTCAGTACCTGCCGCTGATGTGTAAGCAAAGTTTTGATCTAGGATTGACGTTGCTTTCGGGGTTTGGGTTTTGCTAAATCTTTTGGGTCTCGCGCTTGGCTGCGCGTCCGGTTGTGCCAGCGGAGTGACAGCGTAGAGTTTCTTAGGAGTGGACATAGTTCCTCCGGAGTAGGGTTTAAACGCGCATACGGGCGCGTGGGGCTGAAAATTCAGGCATGGGAATGGAAAGATACCATCCCACCCTGAAAACGCCTTGTAAGGGCTTATACGAAAGATTGCATAACTGCCGCACAATTCAATAATTCATCCTGCTTATCTACAAAATAATGCTTTTCGTCAACCGGACAATGGTTAGACAACATTCTGAAAGCGGTAGCACCTTCGATAAGTGCATCAATAATCCGCTGATAATCTATTGTTTCATCGATAATTAAATCAGTATGTTCACTTGATACGATAATGCTTTCTTTAAGTTTGCCCATAACAATCCCCTATAAATTGATTCTAAGCCCCTTCAGGGCGATAAAAAAGGGTTGCCAGTACATAGACAACCCTAAGCAGATTAAACGTCTCTAAACTGGTTTAAATTGATTGCAATGAATTGATTGATCCAGAATAACGTCACCTTCAGATGTAAATGCTTGAATGTAAACTTCGTTATTTTCTAAAGTTAATCGAATATAACCGCCAAGATTTTCAGGGTTTTTTGCGTCATCAAAGTTAATCAATATGTATTGACTATCACCATTATCGTGAGTATCTAATGACGGAATTAAGCCGGATTGTTGTTTGAATACTTCAATTGGTTCGTAAATCATTATCTAATCCCCTAAAGTGTAGGAAATAGGGGGGAAATCCCCCTACTTTGTTTATGCTGCTAGTAATTCATCCTCGACTAGTTCCTGCTTATCAGTGCCACAAGCTAACAAGAAATCACTGGCTTGCTGAGCTAATGCACTAGCTTTAAATATTGCTCTTGAATCTGCTTTCAAGCATTTAAGCCAGTGGTCTATATATCCGGCATGCCGCAAGTCACCTTTGATACCTATTTGTTGACACATAAAAGCAGCGCCTAATTCAGCGACTAATTCTTCGAAAGCATAGTCACTGTTACCGAACCTGCCTTTACTTAGATCACGGTCGCAACGCGTTTTCTCACTTGTCCAGTGTGTTAGTTCGTGAAAGAAAGTCGCGTAATAATGTTCGGTGCTTTGGAAGGTATTCAGAGCTGGCATGCGGATAGAATCTATTGAGGGGATATAACAAGCAGTGTCACCCCCGATAGAATACTTTGCTGCAGTGGCAATGATTCTGCTTTCACAAGCTTCAATTTTTTGGTTATCTGATACCGGAATATCTTCGCTAGGTATTATGTCAATACCGTCGATTTGCTCTACGTTGAAAACATAGGAAACCTTAGCGAATTGATAAAACTTATCTTCGCCTGATTGCTCTGCTTTCTTGTCTTTAGCTTGTGACCAGTAGACAATTTTTGTTGACTTTTCACCCTTACGAACTCTACCGCCTAGTTCATTCCATTGTTTCAAGCTTGCCCATGCCGGATTGTTATAACCTTTGATGCCACTAACCATTGCTGTAATAAATCTGTTAATGCCACGATAAGGTTTTCCACTAACTACATTCTTATCTGCACTAGCAGGAGCATGCCACGGCTTTACCCACGGAGTTGCGCCTTTTTCTAGTTCGCTAATGATTGAATCTGTAATTTCTTGATATATAGTCGTCATTGTCTAATCTCCGTATGTTGTCGGAATTACTTGTTTATGCTGCTAACTTGAAGTTATCTAATTTTTCCGTCAATTGCTCTTGAGTGTAAATTTTATTAATCCGCTTACCATTACCGAAAGAGTGAGTAACAGAGAATTTACCGTCTTTGCGTATGTTGTTAACTGTAATAACTTGACCTGATAATCTACCGTCTTTCTCTTGATTGAATTCACCGTAAACTTGTTTAAATATCATTGCTCTCATTTTGTTTCCCCTAAGTAGTTAATAAATTGTTGTTGCTAGGTATTATTATATATAGGTTATAGGATTATGCAATAGATTATCTTCATTGTATTTAACAATCTATTGTCTATAAACAATAGTTATAGGCTATATATATCTATATAATATATATAGAAGGGTTTATATAATTATTATATAAGTTGTTTAATATAAATATATAGCAGTTGGTAATTGTGCAATGGGGGAAAGAGAACAAGAGGCGTCCTACCATCCCCCCTAGGGGATTATCGAAAAGGGTAAAGGGTTTGGTTCCCTTCCCTACCGATAGCCTTGTGGATAGTGCTTAGAATCGTTTTAATCAGTATCTAAAATGGGAAAGGGTTGTGCCTGTTAGCGTTTAACCTTGTGCTTGTCTTTCTGGCTATGTCGATGGGTCTTGACCTTGATTGTTGCGTGCCCTATCCCGCTCCCTCCCCAAAGAAATTTACTGTTTTTCGTGGTTCTGGTATTCTTTCTTTCGTTCCGCTTAGAAGCATTGTGCTGTACCCGGGGTTAGTGGCTGTAACCACTAGCCTCAACACGCATGAGGATTGAGCTTGGGCTGCGATCACAGCCTGATGGGATAGTGGAATCATAAGTATTGCGCACACTTCTTATGACAGCTATTGAGATACCAGTCCTCAGTCGTGTTGGTTAAGTTTCTAGTGGTAGCTGTTTAACTTTACAGTTATAGTGTTCTTGATTTTCCTTCTGTGTTGACTATGCCTCCCCTCGCTTGGCTAGTCATTTAGCCCCGTCCGTGTGATGGGGTTTTTTTTCGTCTGTATGTAGTATATGATTATGGCTAGGAGGTATTGATATGGATAGAGGTGTAGATATGGGAGTTATTATTGATGATGCTGTTCCTATGCCGGGGGCTAGGGTGGTAAGACGGTATCCGTATGCAGAGATGGGGGTTGGGCAGAGCTTTTATGTAGAGGGTGTGCAGATGCAAGTGGTGCTAAATGGTAATTGGAGGGCGGGTAAGAAGTTGAACATGAAGTTTATTGCTCGCCGTGAGGGTGATGGCATACGTGTATGGAGGTCAGAATGAGTAACGTCATAGAGTTGCATGAAGACTATGTGGATATGGAAGCAGATGACTACTGGCAACAGGTTCGTCGTATGAACCATGCTGAGCTGGTGATGGAGTTGCGTAGGCAGCAAGCCCGTTCTGCTGGCCTGTTGGCAGAATGCCTATCTGAGTTGTCGAGAATGAAGAAGGTGCTAAATGGAGAACTCTACGCAGCAGAGCGATACGCAGGATAAGTACAAGGAGGAGCTATTGCTCTCCAGACGTATCTTGAAAAATGAGATGAACAGAGCAATAAAGGCTATCAAACCTGCGGAGAAGATAGAGTTAGTACGTGGGTGGAGAGAAGTGTACAGACCGGAGATAGTGGACGAGCTTCTGCGTGTTGCTAAAGACAAAGAGGCAAGGCTACGTATTGCCAACTGGAATCTGGATAATTTTGAGGGGGGTAGAATTGGAAAATCCGTCAGTAGCAGTAGTAACAATAACGTCAAACCGCAAAGAGTTAAAGAGAACTATACAAAGTATAAATGAGCAGACCTACCCTTGTTCTCATTACCTTTTTACTGATGGCATTATTAGCTTTGAAGATTACTTAGAGTTAGCTAAGACGCACCGTTCTGACAAGCGCTTTGTGTCGTATTGGGATAGGCGTACAGGCAATAACGGAAATCACTTAATAGCGGCTTGTGCTAGCTTAGTAACAGAAGACATTATGATGGTCTTGGCTGATGATGATTGGTACAAGCCTAATCACGTTGAAAGCCTTGTCAACATTATCAAAGAAGGCAACGATTGGGCATACAGCTTTCGCTCTATCTACGACAAGGAGGAGAACTTTTTGTTTGATGACTTGTGTGAGTCGTTAGGCGAGGAACATTGGGCGTGGAATGAAGTAGGACATCATTTTGCTGAAACAGGCTCGGTTGCTATGAAGACGGAATGTTATAGAAACTTAGCCAACATCTATAACTTTAAAGAGTGGGGAACCGATAGAATCTTTTATCAAAACGCAAAACAACTCTATCCTAAGTTTAAAGGAAGCAAACAACACACAGTCTGTTTTCGTCTGGGTGGTAACCCCGGCTCAGTAAGCAAAGAGTTTTTAGAATACGGCAATGAATTCATTATGAATAAATACAATGGACAATTGCCTTGGGTAACAAATGAAATTTAATCTTAATCAATTCTACAAGTTCTGCGCTCAACTAAAGATTGAGACAAAAGAACAAGGCTTGCGAAACCTAGATGATTTGCTAGGTACGCAAACCTACGTGATGGAAGAAATAGCGAATGGCTTGAAAGATAACATCCACTTCTTCGTTATCTTGAAAGGCCGACAACTCGGCATCACTACTATTTCTCTGGCCCTAGACCTTTACTGGCACTACATAAACAATGGACTTAATGGAACACTGGTCACAGATACTGAAGAAAACCGAGACATG